AGTCTTCATAAGAAATATGACCATGAAAACGTAAAATGCCAGCTCCAAGTGAGCTGGCATCTAGTTCATACAAATGGATTAATCCATCGACATACAGCTTCTGGAAATCACTATTCAGGGTCATAAGTCACCTCGTCATAGATTGGATTTCCATCTTTGTCTAAGACTGGCACATCATCAAAAACAGGATTTCCTTCACTATCAACTGCTTGAACCCATTCAAAAACTGGCTCACCATTTTCATTAATGACTGGTTGATTCGTTAAGATTGGGGTACCGTTTTGATCTGTTTGAATGTGAGTTACTGGTTTTTGGTAATTTTTACCGCCAACAACAACTGGATTACCAGCATCATCAAATAGATCTTCATATTTAGTGATGTAAGTCAATTGCGGTGCATATTTTACTTGCTGGACCATACGCGGTTGTTTTTCAGTACGTGGAATTTTTCTGACGATTGTCTTTTTAATACTGTTTAAACGAATGTCGATCCATCGCGGCTCACCATTTGCATTGTTCGGAATATCGATTGGTGCATCGAGATTCGCAACTATATCGCCCTCATCATTTAGCTTTTTCTTGAATGTCTTAATTTCAAGATCACCGTTTTCTAAAGTTTGATATTCAACTGCACAGATTTTATTGCCATGGGTATCTGTTGGGATCTCAATCCACCAGCCCTCCTTCGCAAAACCTGAAGAACCTTTTACCAGATAATGCCCAATGTCTAGTTTCTCAAATGAAAGTGGCTGTTCAGCAGCTTCATCGTTAGGTTCAATTTTATCTACAAATAATCGAATAATTGGAGATGCTTTTTTAATAAAGCCGTTCGCATCAACTGTTGTGTTGGCGCCATGCAAAATATTGAAATAGCTAATTGAGTTGGATGACCATGTTCTAAACCCCATTTGTGCAGTACCATGCAGACCGACAACAATCTGCGCGCCGAGCGAATTATCGATCCATGGTAAGTTAACTACTTGCTGATATGCAGGCATTAAAGAATTATCACCGTTTTGAATACCAGCTATAGCATAAAAACCACCCTTTACAATTCTTTCTGCGCTACCGACGTATTGACTTGTAGTACCCACACCAAAAGCACCGACTTCCATTAGATTTCCAGCAGCAGTACCTACATAACGACTTGCAGCATGGCTCGGGTTAGTAAAGTTTTCATTCATTTTTGCGCCAGTAGAGCGGAAAGTATCACCACCATCGCCCGTCGGTGCCGTACCTAGATTTACTGTTTGAATCGTCATTTTCTTACTCGCATAAAAAAGCCCCTAAAAAGGGGCTTTAAAGGGGTTTAAATTAAGGGTAAAAGACTTGAGTGAATGTCGTTGAGATTTGCCAAATATCACCACCTAAACAACGTGGCTGATACTCACCTGTTTTAACTCGAACCTCACCATCTAAAGGTGAATCCCACAGAAATGAGTCCGCTCCTTTATGGTCATCAAAGAATGCTTTGATTTGCATAATTTCGGCTTTTACTGCTGTTCTAGTGTATTGCCATGTACCAGATCGGTTATTGATACCAATTGAAGTATTCTGCTCATAACCGTCACCAAATTTACTTGATAACGTATTAAAGCTCTGCGAACCTGAATTACCCTCTAAATCTTGGCACCAAGTGAATTTACGGTTGCTCATGTAGAAAGTAAGCCTCCTTAAAAAAACCCACTCGGTTAAGTGGGTTTATTTGGGTTTAAGTGGTTAAATTTGGGTATTAACGTCTCACAAGATTAAACAAGACACCACCTTGACGGCTTTCGCGTCTAGCCCAATCGTTCATTGCATTATTTAGAGATTCAGCAATTTGCTTTTGCCCTTGTGTATTGACGCTTGCGGATCCATCAGCAAACGTAATCTGTTGACTGATTTGCACATTGCCCTCACTAGACCCATTTTGACGATTATTTAAATAATTCGTCAAATCTTTGTTCTGTTGAGGGTTTAGTACACGTTCACCACCATCTAAAAGCCATGTACCTTCACGCGGGATATTATCTATACCGTTGTGGGCCATACCTTGGATTGTTTGAGCTGCCATGATACCAACTGAAGCATAACCTGTTGCCCTAACAACTCCAGCCAATACACTTCCATAAGCGCCACCTTGCGCCAGTGCTTTTGTAGCCCCCTCTTCCGTGTTAACAATTGCTTGAGCTATTGAAGCAGCCTTAGAGGCAAAGAACATAGTTTTGTAAAGTGCATTTGACTTCCCAACACTTTGCTCTAATAGTGCGGTCATGTCTGAAAAGACCTGCCCAGTCATTCCAGCAATTTGCGAATAAACTTGCATCTTGGTTTCAAAATTCTGTTGATCCAAATCACGCTCTTTTTGTGCGTAATCTGCATCAAGTGCAGCTTTTGCTTTCAAAAACTGTTCACGAGCAGCCAGTAGTTCTTGATTTCTGGTTGCTTCAGATTCAAGAAAAATACTGTTATCGGCTTTTGCATTTATTCCTGACACTTCATCGTTATAGGATGTTTGGAGTCCTCCGAAATCCGAAGAATATTGATTTTGCAAATTAAACTTTGAAAACTCTTCAGGATTAAGTCTATTAAATAGAGATTGAGCAGAGTTCTGACCAACTTGAAAGACACTGTCAGAAGCTTGGTTTAAAGTTTCAAAAATTGCATAATCCTTAGATTTTGCCATCTCTTCGCGAACACGTTTACTTAAACTATAAGTTTGAAGTATTTCTTCACGTTCACGTTGGTAACGCTTCACAACAATTTCAGTCTGATTAAGATAACCCTCAAAAGCCGACTGAATTTGTGCATCTTCTTCGCGTTTTACGGCAGCAATTTCAACTTGTTTTTGACGCTCAAGAGCAGCTTTAATCTCTAAAGCTTTTTTCGATTTCCCGTACTCATACTCAGCATTAGAGTCGATTAACTCTTTTTGTCGATCAAAGTTTTGTTCAATCTGCTTGATTCGATCAGTTTCAAAAGCAAAGTACTGGTTGTACTCCTCCTTTTTATCGGACTCAAGTTTTGCAATTTGAGCGGCATATAAAGCATTCTCTTGAGCCAATTTTTCCTTTAACTGAGGTGTACCAGCATACGCAAGTGTGACCTTATCAATATTATCTTGATGCTCCATTGCAAGTCGTTGAGCTTCAGTGTAATACCGTGCGTTAACTTCTTTTCTTGCCTCATCAATAGCCTGTTGAGACTCGGCAGCTTTGTTGATTAATTCAAGTTGATCTGCCTGAGTAGGCATTAAAATTGAATTATCTACAGTAGATTTCCCAGATACTCCAGCGAACCATTTTTGGAAACCGGGTACGTAACCAGCAACCTCTTTGCGCTTGCTATCTGATAGACCACCTTTCAAATAGGTTCTTAAGCCACCTGCACCTGCATTGTAGGCCATTAAGGCTTTTGCACGATCACCAAATTCTTGGTAGTGTTTTTGCAAGTCTTTAGCCGCTGCTGTTGCAACTTCTTCAATCGAACTTTTTGAATTAAGACCATACTGTTTTCTAAATACACTCGTTGTTTGGAAAAGACCTGTTGCCCCAGTATGACTTTTTGCTCCAGCATTCGCCCCAGACTCTTGAAGAATCAAGGCAGCAAGTGTTCCGGCAGGCAAACCATATAAACTTTCGATTTGAGCAAAATTATTTGTCTTTGCAATGCCTTGCGCACGAGCAATTGCCGCCAACTGGTCTTTACTAAAAGTATAATTTTTTAGATTGAAGTTTTCGCGGGCAGCAAGTAGCACATCCTTTGACAATGGTGCTTTAAAAGCATCTTCTCCATTTGTTGCGACTTGTGCATCTGCATAAACATTCGCTTTATCTACACTTACCCCCTCTCTTACATACCCTTCTCTAAGTACATCTTGTTTAGCTTGGGTAATGTATTCACGTTGTTTTTGTGTCAGTGATTGCCATGCCTCAGTAGAGTCTTTGACAGCTTTTGTTTGAGCTTGCTGTGATTTAGTTGTCTCATCAGTAACATCTTTAACTAATTTTTGGATCTCTTTTTGACGATCTATAGAGTTATTTGCAGCATTAATTTTTGTATCTAATTCTGCAACAAACTTAAGTGTACTCTCACTAACCAAGCCTTGTTTTTGAAGCTCCGCAAAAGCATTCTTAGCTTCATCCCCACCTTGTTTTAAGCTAGCAAGGTACGCTTGAATCGCTGTAAATTGCTTAATATCACCTTGAACTTTCAAGTCGTTTTCAAATTGTTCTAACGCTGTAAGAAGACTTTTTAGTTCTTTGGTTTGTTTTTCAACCTCCTCACTTGCCTCAATACCTTTTATAGCTAACTGTGCTGCGGTAAAGCTTTTATATTTTTCCTTTAACTCATCAATTGTAAGACCTTGGTCACTCAGCGCCTCTGTAGCGTCCTTAGTCTGTTGAGTCATTAGATAATATGCACCACCAGCTACAGCAATTTGTGTTGCTAACATTGCCAATCCAGCGGGACCACCAAGTAAAGCCATAACACTAGCAGTAGCTCCAGCATTCCTAGCAAAGCTTGCTAAGCCCACGCCCGCACGAACTGCAAAAATAGCAGTTTGCCCAAGTTGATATGTAGCGACAACCAAAGCAGGAACAAATCTAGTTGCAATGCCAGCAGATACGGCAATAGTTACCGCTTTAATATCATCCCAATTATCAATAACCATTTTGACTGCTGGAACTACATTATTTATTAGGCGATTTTCTAAGCCCTGCCATTGTAAATCCATCAGCATTAACTGTTTTTTTGCTTCCGAAAGATTCGCGACCAATTCATCAGTCATAATTGCGCCAGCTTTTTCAGCTGCATCGCCCCATTCTTTAAAACCTTTACCACCATTTTCTAGCAATGGGATAAGTAAAGAAGAATCTGAAATGATTGCTTCCATGTAGAATTTCATATCATTGTTAGAGGCCCCAGCTTTTTCCAAAGAGTTATAAAATAGTTGAAGTGCTTCTGGACCGGACAGCTTTAGAACCTGTTGAATCGTTACACCAACTTTAG